CCCGGGTACCTTCTTAGAAGCCGTACACGACCCCGAACAAGCCCAGCGCTTGTTCGACCTGGGGTTATCTTCGAAAAACCCAACACAGGCCGCTGAGGCCATAGAAACGCCCGTAGAGTCGGGCGAAGGACAGTCCCCTACTTGATGTAACTGTCCTAACTGACACTATTTCACAAAATCGTGTCAAAACTAAAAAAAACAAAAAGAAAGTCTTGACTTTCTAAACTATAAACTTTAAGCTGTAATCTCACACATAGGAGATAAAACATGAGATATGCAGCATTGAAAGTAGGAACAAAATATATATCTTGCTTAAAGGATACGAGCAAGATCAAACTGACAAGCAATAAAGATGAGGCCGTCTTGTGGCCAATGGATATGCAGCCTATGCTAGAAGAGGGAGTCGAAAACTTAATTGTCCAGGGGCATTCTCCCCGGGTCGTCATGATAGAGGAATAAATTATGCGATACAGAAGCCGAGTAAGCAAAAGAACCTCCCGCCGGAAATTCCGCGGGTCAGCATCACGTACACACAAAAAGAACCTGGGAACAGGTAACCCAATGCGCGGCGGCATCAGGCTGTGAACTGTGCCATGCTTTCATCCCTTAAAAGGCTACCGAGCGCGATCACTCAACCCATCCGGAAAACGTGGAATCGTTTTCAATCTCAAAGACGGCTATCAAGATATGCCAGTCGAACTCCCCTGCGGTCAGTGCAGTGGGTGCCGACTAGAAAAGTCCCGACAATGGGCGCTCCGCTGCGTCCACGAAAACAGCCTGCATCAACACAGCTACTTTTTAACCCTGACTTACGACGAGGAAAATCTACCAACGCATGGTGGTCTAATCAAATCAGATTTGACTAAATTCTTTAAACGCTACAGGCAGAAACTAAGACGTGACTACGGAAAAGACAAAAAAATCAGATACTACGCCTGCGGAGAGTACGGAGAGGAAAACCTCCGACCCCATTACCATGCGATCATCTACGGCCATGAACCTGGTGATCGACTGGTGCAAGGGAGAACTAGGGACTCGCATCCCCTGTATACTTCTGATTATGTTGCTAGCCTTTGGCCACACGGACGACATATTATCGGCACTGTAACCTTCGAGAGCGCAGCCTATGTGGCGCGCTACATCATGAAAAAGGTAAACATAAATGACAATACACCCGAAAATCTTAGACGAACTTATGAACGAGTATCAGCGAATACAGGAGAAGTCTTCAACGTCATACCCGAGTACACCGTCATGTCCAGACGACCAGGCATTGGTCAAGGCTGGTACGAAAAATACGGCGAGGAAACCTACCGCGACGACTACATCATCCAGCGAGGGATAAAAATGCAACCTCCCACATACTACGATGATCAATTTCCACATATAGATAAAATAAAAAAAACAAGACGAAGAAAAGCAATAAGTCGAAGAGCAGACAACACACCAGAACGATTAGCAGTAAAAGAGAAACACCTAGCCGCGCAATTACGCGCATTAAAACGCTCACTCTCTGAGGATTAAAAATGATCTTAAAAGTTTTTAGCATATTCGATACCGCCACCGGCGCCTATAATCAACCTTTCTTCATGCTAACAGCAAAGGAAGCCCTACGCGCTTTTGAGCGCATGGCAAATGATGAAACATCAGGCATATGCCAGAACCCGTCCGACTATCATCTTTACTACCTGGGGAGCTATGACAATGCGACCGGATTTATCAACCAGGACGAAAACATTAAAAACCTGGGTGCAGCGGATACTTTTAAAAATCGAGATAATAATGTACAAGCAATCTTTGAAGCGAAAGATCAGAAAACTATCGAGGAGCTACACTCATGAAATCAGTAATGTCACATCAGTTCAGCCAGGTACCCGACGTAAAAATACCTAGGTCATCGTTCAACCGCTCTCACGGCATGAAATCAACTTTCGACGCGGGCTACTTAATTCCTGTCCTTTGTGATGAAGCTCTTCCAGGGGATACCTTCAACTGTTCAATGTCCGCGTTCTCTCGAATGAGCACGCCGACCTTCCCGGTGATGGACAATCTCTACATGGACACCTTCTTTTTCGCCGTCCCGATCCGACTGGTCTGGGACAACTTCAAGAAATTTATGGGCGAACAAGCCAACCCCGGTGATCCAACTACCTTCCTCGTACCGGTTCAGGATACAGCCCTACCACCACTTAGCACCACCGGCCACCTGGTCGGCTCACTCTCTGATCATATGGGCATACCAACAGAGGTACCGGAACTCGAACATAGCGCACTATTCCATCGCGCCTATAATCTAATTTATAACGAATGGTTCCGAGACCAGAACATGCAAAATTCGGTCGTTGTCGATACAGACGACGGCCCCGATGATCCAGCAGACTACGTACCACTTAAACGTGGCAAGCGTCACGACTACTTCACCAGCTGCTTACCCTGGCCACAAAAAGGCGATTCCGTCGAATTACCGCTTGGCACAAAAGCATCAGTAACAACCGATGCGGCACAAAATACTGATATCTCTATTGGAATAGGTGCCAACTATTTCGAATACGCAGTTCCAACAAACCGTCTCCAGTATGGCTCAACATCTTCATCGGAAACACAGGAACTTTATGCGGACTTATCAACAGCAACTGCCGCAACTATCAATCAACTCCGTCAATCCTTCCAAATTCAAAAATTACTCGAGCGCGATGCGCGAGGCGGCACACGCTACACAGAAATAGTAAAAAGCCACTTCGGTGTAACATCACCCGATGCAAGACTCCAACGCCCCGAATACCTGGGCGGCGGGAGTACACCAGTTAACGTAACACCTGTATCTGTTACAACTGAGCTATCTTCTAATGTTGGTGATCAAGCTGCGTATGTAACCACAGCTATTAAAGGCAACGGCTTTACAAAATCATTCACTGAACACTCTCTAATAATCGGCCTGGTATCAGCACGTGCCGATCTTACCTATCAGCAAGGCTTGAACCGCATGTTCAGCCGACAAACTCGCTACGATTTCTACTGGCCGACTCTCGCCCAAATAGGCGAACAAGCCGTTCTCAATAAGGAAATCTACGCACAGGGCAGCGCTAATCCTACTGATGACGCAGCAACCTTTGGCTATCAGGAACGCTACGCCGAATACCGCTACAAACCATCAATCATCACCGGACAATTCCGGTCAACTTACACGTCAACTCTTGACGCCTGGCATCTATCACAAGAATTCACCTCTCTACCCGAACTAAACGATGCCTTTATCGCGGAAGATCCACCCATCGACCGCGTAATAAACACACCCGCAGAACCCCACTTTATCTGGGATTCTTACTTCAACCTTAAATGTGTCAGACCTATGCCAATGTACGGTGTACCTGGCATGATCGACCACTTCTAATGGCTTGGGGAGCAATAGGGAGTTTTCTCTCTAAAAACGCTGGCAGCCTGTTATCAGCAGGCGCCAGCATACTCGGTTCCGGCTTAAGTGCCGGAGCCGTTAACTCTGCGGCTGATGTATCAAGAAAATCAGCCCGCGAACAAATGGCATTCCAGGAACGAATGTCAAACACCGCGCACCAGCGCGAAATGGCCGACCTTAAAAAAGCAGGTCTTAACCCCATACTAGCCGCCAAGTACGGCGGCGCATCAACACCAGGCGGAGCTGCATACCTAAAAGGCATACCCGACTACTCGGGAGTTGCAAATTCTGCCAAGGCATATCAAGCGTTTAACAACGTACAAGCGCAAACTGCCAACACCAGAACACAAACGCAACTGATTGAAAATCAAGCCAAGATAGCAGGCTACGAAGCGCAAGCCCTGGAACAAAACCCGGAACTCCGTACAATTCAACACTTAAAAGGGGTAGACCTTCCAACCTTCCTGGCAGGCCAAGCCCTGGCTAGAACTAACTCGGCCAAATCAACCGCTACAGCCTATGGAATAGGCGAAAGACGAAAATTCGGTAAAGGGAAACACGTACCCGCACCACCGATCGGTTACCATTACGGCCCTAAAGGCCAATTCATAAAAGATAAAAAAAAAACTAACCATCCCTACGACTACCCAGGGAGTAAACTAGATCAAATTCGACAACGGAAAGAAAACCTTAAGCAATACTTCCCCAGCCAATACTAGAGGAAAATAAAATGTTCAGACGTCCAGACGATATAGAAGCAGCACGGCCACCAAGTAAAGGCCTGGATACCGGCAAAGGCCTGACCAAGCAATCCATGAGCAAAGAATGCGATATAAATTTAATCATGGATAAATACAAAAGAACCGGTACGGTTAACTTCCTCAATTCCCAGGAAGCAATCTATACCGACGATATGGTCGACGTTGACTTTCACGAAGCAATGACCATCATTGCCGAAGCGAACACAATGTTCGCCCAAATGCCCGCGCACCTGCGCAAAGAGTTTAAAAACGACCCGGGTACCTTCTTAGAAGCCGTACACGACCCCGAACAAGCCCAGCGCATGTTCGACCTAGGGTTAT